TCTCCGAACTCTATATATCCGCTGCCCTTTTTTTCTCTGTACTCAGGCTGTCTGGCCTCAGCAAAATTCAATATTACTAGATCGTTTGTCATTATCTTACTATGTATGTGTTATTCGTTGAATATTCAGTGAAACTGAAACTGTCTGTATCTGACAATCTCATGATGCCTGTTTCTAGTAAACTAGTAGCCAGGGCAGGATTCACATTTGTAGTGCTGCTTTGTTCATAGATCATGTATTCCCATTCACCTGCTAATTCACTAGAAAAATGTGTCACCCCATTTATGCTGAATTTATTGTATCTGTCTTTGTATTGAGACAGATCAGCTGCATTCAATATCACAAATGCTACTACATCATTGCTAGATCTTTGTTTAAAATAGAATAGATAGTTTGGCACTGATAGTGTTTGCTTTTCTGTCAGTGTTACTATCACCTGATCTGTATGTCCTTTTCTTAGATATATCATCATTGATAAATAGCATCTGCACTGACTTTTACCACAATAAAAAAGCCAGCCCCTTTTTGAGAGACTGGCCGACTACCTACTATTTGAAAACCACGAAAGCCTAAGCTGTCAATCCAGCAATGATGCTACTAGTCACCTCAGGTGCTAATGCTTTTTCTCCACCGCTGAATGTTAATGCATAGCCGTTTCTGTCTGCCTGAGCAGTACCAGTTGCACTAGATCCAGCAGAAAGGTCTAGACCGTTCTCTTTTCCTAATAACCAGTATTTGCCGTTTGCATCTTCTACTACAGCTAACAAATTGTTTTGTGCCAACAATAGAATTTCATTTCTAGTGTTTGCCTGCATTTTGTTTAAAACAATAGCCAATTCCTGAGCATAAAACACAGTGCCATTCTGCACATTTGCGTTCACATTCTCAGTCAATGAACTGCTATTTTTTACCAATTGATATTTATAGAATACTTTACTAGCTACTTTTGTGATAGCAGTCACTACACCTGACACCTCAGTCACAGCTGAAACATTGCCAGAAGCAATAAACCAAACGGCTTTTATACCGCCTATGCTATCTTTACAATCTAGTGTATATCCTTGTGTTAAAGCACATGGCATATTTTTAGAATTTAATTTATTTTTAAAATAGGGCAGTAAACCTAATTACTGCCCTGAATATTTATACTGTGAACTTTACGATTTCCGCTGGGAAAGCAAAGTTTACACCCATTTTGAACTCAGATACAAAACGAACTTGATCAGCTTCTTTTGCATAGAAAATTTCAAATCTTTCTTCTTCATTCAATAAATCTGTACCGATAAATAAATTAGAAATTCTCATTGAATAGATCTTGTTTGTTCCGTTCAAACCTTGTACTGCAATCACCTTGATAGATGTACCTGGCAATACAAACTCAGAATCAGCTTTTCCATCATATGAATAGCTAAACATGTTAGCATTCTTTAATGCAATTGTGTAAGTTCTGAAAACATCCATACCACAGAAAATTGCAGTATCATCCTTTGCTACTACCTCAGCTGGGATTGCTTTGTAAACTGCATCAAATACAGCAATTACATTTGCAGCAGTGATTGCAGTTGCAGGTGTACCAAAATAAGTAGTAGTGTTTGCATCTACAACAGCACCGCCAGCAGCAGTTGCTAATTTGATCACACCATCAAACTTGTTCAAGTTACCATTTGCAGATGCTGTATCACCTTGCCATAAACCAATTTCTAACTGAGCAGCAATCTTTTCAGTTTTTCTAGTTGAATATTCCTCAGCAAATACTACTGAATCATATTTAGATCCAGCTGGTAAAGCCTTTTGCAAATAAGTTCTCTCTAAGTCTTTAGGACATAAAGCCTCATTTACTTTCATTTTTCCTACAGTTACAGTTCTTTGAGTGAAAGTAGTTGTACCTGATGCGTTGAATCCGCAAGATGATCCATCTTGAAAGAAAGCGTCAGTGTCCATGATGTTAATCTTTTCGCTAGATTTAACACCTACCATCACATTGCCCTGTGATTTGATTAAGCTAGCAGTTTTGCTACCTAATACAGATGATGCTACTAAAAGGTCTTGATTTTCCTTTGTGTATGTAGCTAGTGCTGATACGTCAAATGCCATGTTATTTGTTTTTTGTTTGTTTTAAAAAATTTTACTTGTTTATATTCTTAGCTAAATCTAAAAATCTTTTCATTTTATCATCCTTGCTTTCTACATGCTGATTGAATTTATCTTTTGGATTCTCAGTTGCATTAGATGATGATGTGTTAATCATGCCTACAATTACATCAGATAAATCACTGATAGCCTTGCTGAATTTTGCATCTGCAGCAGACATCATTTTCTTTTTCATTTCAGCATCTTTCTTTATTTCATCAATAGCAGCTTCTAATTCTTTGATCTTCAATTCTGCTACTGTTGGCTCTACTGGTGCAGTGATCTCTATTTCTACCTCAGGTGCTTCTACCTGTGCAGATTTGATCTCTAAAATTTTACCAGCCTCATCTAAGATGATGATTGTGCCATCTACTAACTCATGTTCACCAGCAGGTGCAGGTGCAGTATTCCCAGCTTCATCAATCAATGTAACTAAGCCGCCAACTTCTAGCATGTCAATCATTACTTTTCCGCCAGACTTTAAATCATATTCTTTTGCCGCTTCAATAGGTAAAACAGCAGGCTCTGCAGCAGGTGCAGCAGCAGGATCAATAGCAGGCAAAACAGGATCAGCGAAATTCGCCCCAGCTTGCTCAAACATTGCTTTGATCTTCAATACAGCTTCTAATGGTGTCATATAATACTTGTTTAAACCATAAATAGACTACACATGACAATATGACCACATAGAAAAAGGGCAGCATCTCTGCTACCCTCTATTCATTTTTTTTTGCTCAGTTTTTATTTTACCTGGCTCAGTATCTGCTGAATCTGTGACCATAGATCCTGTGCCTGGCTTTGTTGTATGTCAGCTTTTTTGTAGCTGAATAAACCCTCTACTGAAAAGCCTTTCACTTTGCCATCTTTGATCATTTTCCATACCTCAGGATTGTTCACTTTGAATGATCCAAACCAGCTGCCATCAGGTACATCCTCAAAGCCTTTCATGGCCATGATGCCTCTTTTGCTGTCAGTGATCCAGGATTCAAACATAGTCAACCCCTCTAGTTTTGTGCCACTGTCATGCATCAAATTCACATTTGACTGGTAGCCCTTAGCAAAGAATTTTTGAGCAATTTGCTTGATCGTGTCTTTTGTGAACACTACATAGTATTCACCATTCTCATCATTTCTGTATATAGGTTTGTCAGCCAGCATCAATGCACCTGTGATGATCTGCTCATCCTCATCCTGGATGGCAAATGACATCTGTACATTGTTTTCATTGAATGCCAAAAAGTTTTTGTCTATTGCAGGCCTGTCTACCAGTGCCACATAGTCCACCTCCATGTCACTGTCTACATCAGACAGGATCTCTAGGTTATATATTGGTAAGTTTCTTTCCATTCTTATAAATAGTTTTTTAAGTTAATCTTGCTGCTCTGTTAATTCTAGTGATCCTTTCCTGGCTGTTGGTAATATCTGATTCTACCACATAGGCTCTGTTTGTAGCAGATCCCATCTGATTGATTGATTGCTGATCTATTTGTGTCACTGTGTTCTGTATAGGTGATGCAGGTAGAACAGGTGCAGCTGACAATGCTGGTGCTGATGCTGTAGCACCTCCACCGCCTCCACCTTTTACCTGTGTCATGATTTGTTTTGCTCTAGATGCCGCCCCTAATACTGCAGCTATTTGTGTAGCATAGAAAATAGGAAATGCAAATGCAGCAGCTGGCCCTGTAGCCTTAGCTGATTTCTGTGCAATGTCCAAACCTTGTACAAATCCCACACCTGTGCCTATTGCGATCTCTGCCAAACCTGCCACCTTTGCTGCTGTAGTGCCTTGCTCAAATAAACCAGATAAGCCAGCAAAAACCCCACCAATTGCACTGGCAAATTGTAGTTTGGCTTGTAATTCTGCATCCTGGTATGCTATTCTCTGATCTGTCAATGATTTGACTTTCTCATTGTATTCTTTTTCAGTGATCAGTTTCTTATCAAATGCTTCCTGCACTACCATTTGCTCTATGTCTAATGCTGCCAGTCTATCCTCGTATTCTACACCTCTAGCTGTCTGCAATCTATCTAGATCCTCAATCTCTCTAGTGAAATTTGCAACTGCTATCTGATTTTCTAGTGATGCAAGTTGTAGATCTATTTCCTGTTTCTTTTCTGCATAGGCAATCTCTGCATCTACCCTGGCCTGTGTGCCTGCATTTGTATTTGCAATGTTTTGCTGCAATCTAGCTAGTTCTAGATCTGCCTCCTCTTTTGCAATCTGTTTCTGTGTTTCTAGTTTTAGGATCTCATCTTTGATCAGTTCAGCATTTGCCTTTTTACGATCTACCAGCAGTTTATTTTCACTAGCTGCAATGGATTGATCCAGGGCTAGTTTTTCTTTTGTCAATGCAGTGGCATTCACTAATTGCTCTGATCTTAAACCTGCTATCTGTGCCTCTACAGCTGCCACCTCGTTCTGTGCCTCTATCAATGCAGCCTGCAATTCTACTGACTGTTTATTCTGTGCTAATTCAGCAGCAGCAGCAGCCACTCTTTGCTGTGCCAGGGCTTTCTGTGCTTTTTCCTGCTGATCTAATACTTTTCCCAATGCAGCATTTGCTGCTATTCTTTCATCAATACTTTTGAACTCATCATCTCTGATCTGTCTCAATTGTTCAGCCTGTCTGTCATATTTCTCTACCAAACCAGCTAACTGTGCAGCAGCAATCACTGCATTGTTTTTTAGTGCAATGGTAGCTTTTGACTGCTCATAAATGGCAGCTACATTCATTTTGCTAGCCTTATCTACAGTCTTGCTCACTACATCCACCACAGATGATGCAGCCTCTCCAAAATTGTTGTATATATCCTTTCCAGCTTGTACTGCATTTTTCCCTGTCTTTGACAAACTCTCTTTTGTAGCCTCAATGTCAGCTGTCAAATCCTTTATGACCTTTTGATCCTTATCACCAAATGGTGATTTTTCCCATGCTAGCTGTACCTCTTTGATCACTAATTTGATGCCATCAAATGCTAGTTTCAATGGTGTGATTGCTAGTGTAAAAATGCCCATCAATACCTTTCCTAGTGCTTCAAACCCATTTGAACTTTTGCCCACCTCTGATGTCACACTGATAAAAATATCTATCAGATTACTGATGATAGTTGAAATAGTATTAAACACAGCAGCTACCCCATCAGCTACTTTCTGATTTTTACTCAGTGTCTCTTTAAAAAAATTAAATGCACCTGCAATCACTGTGATGATCCCCAGTGATTTCAATGTATTCCCTAATGATCCAAATGCACCAGATGCACCTTTGGCATCTTTACTTGATTGTTTTGCACTATCACCTAGCCCATCAATCTGCTGTTTGGTGTCTTTTAGCTTTTTGTCCGAATCACCAGTATTGACTTCAATGTCTACACCTACTTTTTCATTTGCCATTATTCGTATGTTGTTTCAATTACTTTTAAAAATTCTGCTTTCGTAGTGTCTATGTCCATAGGATTGAAATCTTGAATATTGTTTAGCCTCCACAATGCCCCATCTATCCAGATCAGCTTTGAAAAGTCTAGACTGAAAATGTCTTTTGCTTTTAAATAGATAAATGCTGACAATAGTCTACTGTCTTTGTCTGTTATCTCTGCCACATATTCTGACCAGTATGCATTGAATAGGTTTGCTGTAGGGTATTCTGTAGCCAATGGAAAATAAAGTTCTGCAGGTACACTAAAATTCAAATCTGCATTTGGTGTGTCAGGATTGTCTAAATGACCTGAAAATCCGTATGTAGTCAAATTTGAAATAGTTGTATTGCCATTTTTAAGTGCATAAGATGTGACACCTGCTATTTTTTTAGCCTGCATGATTCTGATATTGTGATCTGTTCTATCTTCTATGTTATTATTCAATTTAAAAATAGTGCTGAATACTTTGTCCTCACCAGGATAGCCTACCAATGGTGTAGGTGAAAAAATCACCTCCGCTGTTTGTTTTTCTTTTGCAAAAACAAATCCACTATCTTCAATTCTAGTTCCGTATGTTTCACTAAACTTTTTCTGATATTGCTCATTGTAGTAGTCTATGTCACTCTTATATTTAAACTCAAAGTATCTGCCATTCAGTTCACTCATTGGTTTCAACTTCATAGGCTTTGATCTGTCTACCTTATATGTCCAGTCTAGATATTGTATTGTGCCATCAGATAGTAGCAAATAGTCTAGTTCATTTACCTGTAGTAAACTATTGAAATCATCTACTGCCAGCAGTGACTGTCCATCAAAATCATAGTATTCAATATATGGTTTGATGATAATATGATTTGTTCTGTTTGTGTCCTCTACCACATACAGATTGAACATCTTGACAATAGATGCAAAAAAATCCCTTTGAAATATTCCTTTAGGTATTACATCAGCCATCACCAGTGAATCATTGAAACTGACAGTAGTAGTCACTAATGCATCAGAGAAAAATGACACCTGTGTCTCAATCAATGTGACTGGTGGATCATCTCTATTTGGTGCTGTATTTGTGATCCTAAATTGTATGTAGTCATCTTTGTTTACTAAAAGTTCTAGCACCCCATCAATACCAAACCCATCAGTGAAATTAAATTCATAAACCACTGCACCATTCCTAAGTATGTAAAAAATCCCACTGGTAGAATCACCAGAAAATGAATAGTTTATTTTTAAGTTTGTAGATGTTTCAAATGGATATGTGAATACACTATTTGCTGATGTCACCACTAGACCAGATCCTGTCACTGTTTCAAATGGAATCACTCTTGTACTCAATATTTCTAGTGCAGTAGTCCTAGTGGCCACATTGAAATTGCTAGTGGTTTTTGTTAAATCCTTTTGATTCTGTGGTATTATCAATCTCCTGAATACTGCTGAATTAAAAAATGAGCATTCATAAGTGTAGCCTGAATTTGTGATAATCTTATCCATATATTCTTTGACATACAGTGCAGGTCTATATGCTCGTACATCCCAGTCATGCTTGTTTGTACTGCTGACCTTTCCATAGTCAATCAATGGATAGTAGTAGCCTGATCCATCAATAGAATCCCATGATGCCTGAATGTTTGCTAATGTCCAGTCATGATCATATTCAGAAAAATCAAGCTGCTCTAGTTTGTTATTCCCTAATGCATTGATAAATCCACCTAATTCACCAAACACAGCACATTCATATTCTATTGTGCCATTGTCTATGACAATCTCTAAAAGTCTGATGATCCCTTTGAATATCTGAACTTTGTCAATAAATACTATACATGCTGCAGCTTTTGATGCGTTAAAATTATACCCTATATTTGGCTGATTATCATCATACAAATTAGATGATCCAAACTCAAAGACATGACCAAATAGTTTATTATTTACAGCATTGCCTGGCAATATGATAGTCTTTGAGAAATTGGTATTCCTAGATGCAAAGTCTTTGATGTCATCAATATTGTATGTGAACTCAGTAGATAGATCCTTTGACAGATCTAGTCTTTGATTCTCTATGTATATCTCTGTGCTTATCATTATCTGTACTGGCTATTTATTTTTTGAGCAAATTGGACATTCAATTCAAAATTGAAAATCTTATCTGCTGCCCTGATCTTTTCCTGCCATGTGTTTGTTCCTATTGCTACAGGGTAGTAGTACCCACCTTGCTCATAGTAAACCTCAGGGCTAGTGATCAGGTCTTTCAGCCATAAATAGTCAGTTTGATTAATATAGTCACTCACCAGTTTGAAACTCACTGTCTCATTGACAGCAAATGTACTATTGCCTGGATTGATTCTTTTGTAGCTGTCATATCTAGTCATGGATGCACTATTGTATTGCCATGTCATTTGCTCAAATGATTTTTTCTCTACAGATGCCTCTCTCCTGTTCACTAGCCTGAATGTGATGCTGTCATATCCACCCAAACGATTTAAAAAATGCAATGTCACAGGTGTCCATCTAGGCTGACATGCCAGTGTCACTTTAAACTCAGTAGATTGATTCCCTCCATAGTTTACTTTCACCCCATACTGATATGTAGATGCTGTGATGAATCCACTCCCTAGATATGCATTGATGGCAGCAGGTGAAAGATCAAATAAAACAAATGCACTACATGTGACACTGCCACCTGTAGATGGTAATCCATCTGCACCGCTTTGTGTGTACTTTTGAACTGTCAATGTCAGGTTTGTAGTAGTGCCTGCTGTATTCATCCAGCCTGCAAATAGCCTTTCAGTCATAGTACAGTCTGCCTTTGTCACATCTCTGCCTGTTAGCCAGCTGCTTATTTTAGGCTGATAGTATGATGTGCTGAAATCCCTGAAAATAGGATTTGCAAAGTTGAATGCTTTATATGTGCCTGATGCCAGGTTTGTGTATGTAGTGCCACCATAGTCCTCACCGAATCTCACCTCATAGTCTATGTACAGATCATTGCCTGTGTAGCTGAATGCTGTAGATGTAGCATTTGGTTTGAAATAGCTGTACAGGTAATCTCTCACAATCCCACCTGCATTGAAAATGCCTTTTGTATTCACTGGATCAGGAAATAGTTTAATTCTAGAAACTAGAACACTGCTGATGTAAACATCAAACACAAATTTGAATCCTGCCTGTGCCACATTTGTAGATGTAGCTACAAAGTACAGATCATCATGTGCTGATGGATATGCCTCAGGTGTGCTGTTTATTGTTATTGCCATGTCTTATTTTTTTTCGTTTAATTTGTTATTTGCCTGTCTGATTGCTATTCTCACATCCTGGCCTACTACCTTAGATAGTGCATCCAGAAAACTTTGTCCAAACACACTATTGATGGTGTCATCAAAGAATCCTGACCGCCTGATACCTTTCTTTTTAATGTTCACAGCTGTAGCATAGGCCATTGATTTCAACCTAGTTGCAGCATCCACTTGTCTTTTTATGCTTCTATTTTTCCTTTGTGTAGCTGATAGCTTTTTTGTTTGATCATCATTTCTAGCTGCATTGCCTCTTTTCCTGTACCATAGCAGAATGCTTCGCTGCATGTTTCTAGATACTTTCAGATTTCTAAATGCATAGGGGCTGCTAGATGGATTCCCAGAGACTACACCTTTCACACCCTTATTGACAAAATCATAATATTTAGATGCAGGATCTGATGAATCCCATCCTATGCTGATCTCATAGCCATTGCCTGTATTATTCAGGCTGCCTGATGATATGCCATCCTCTAAGCCTCCACTAGATACCTTTCCCTGCCTATTCAGCACCTCTTTAATTTGTAGGACAAATGCAGCAGCAGATCTGATCATAAACAGTTCTACTGATGGAAATTCACCCATGCCAGCATAGTCTGTAGAATTATCTCCTAGACTATCCAGAAAGCCATCATTGACTATCTCATCCTGTAATTGCTTAGTGCTTTTTGCCATACGATTTTTTTATCTGCTCTTTGTCATACTCTGCTTTTGCTTTCAAATAGGATAGATCGTTCAAAAATTGTATTGTCATCATTTCATAGACTTGTTCTAGTTTGATTTTCTCATGTTCTGCCACAATTGTGGCTTGATAAATCCATCCAAAACGCTGCATAAACCCTGATGCAGTATCTCTGCTTGCAACCTGCTCATCTTCGCTGTCATCATCATCTGCCATATCAAATAGTCCTTTGAAATTTTTATCCAGTTCCTGTACACTTGACAAAAAAAAACCACAGATCCCAGCACCTCAGTGATAGGTGCAGACAATAGATCATTTGCATAGTCCTCATGCTTAGATGCATCAAATGGCATATCTACCCATTTGCCGTACCAGTTCCTCTTTTGTGGGATGACCATACTAGCTGCAATCCTGTGGATGTTCTCATTGAAATTAGATGCAAAATGCTTTGATTCTACATACCTAGCTGTAGGCATGTTTTTGACATCATAGACACATCTGTATCTTTTGCCTTTTGTGTGGATGTACTTTTCATGTTTCACATCAAAATTCTTTTGCAAAAATCTAGTCTTTCCCACAATTTTAAACAGCTTTCTGTCATCCATTTCTTTGATCTGCTGCTCAGTCAGATTTGTGATGATTGCAATAGTCTTGATAGACAGATCCTCATCTGTCATGCCCTCTTTCGTGTTTTGTAGGTCAGCCAGTTGCTGCCATTGAAATACATTTATGTTTTTCCATGTCATACCAATAAATAGAAAATGTCAGCTGTTTAGACTGACATTGTAAAGTTATAAATTGACACATGTCATAGAAAAGTAAGTCAATAGCTTTACTTTTTGACATATGTTTTGATTGATAAATGGATCATGATTGATTGATAAATCAGTAGTGATACTGCCACAATTAGTGAAAAAATAAACTAGCCGAATGAATACCTGCCTGTGCCTCGTTTCATGTTTGTATTATTCCAGGCCAGTGCTAGTGCCATGACACAGTCATCATGAAATCCACTAGGTGCAGAATATTTCACACCTGTAGCTGTGAACTCATATTCAAAGATGTTCAGTTCAGCTGTGATAGCACCATCAGGAAATGCAATCTTTCTCTGCTGGATAGCTGCTGCTAGTCCTGTCATCAGTTGCTGCTTTGATCCCTGGCTAAATTTAAACCCTGTGACATCCAGCCCCTCTGCCTGTAGATCCTCAAAGATAGGATCACCCACACCAGTGCTATCCATCAGGATAGGTGCAGCTGGCAGATTCTTAATTCGCTGTTTGGTAGTCCGCCAGTCCTCTTGAAATCTGTCAAAGTATGATACTGTGCCATTGCTGTCCAGGCCTATGATCACTGTGTAGTCAAATGACTTTGCCAGGTCAATGCCATAGCATACAGTGGGCTGTGTACTCATTGGATATGTACACTGCTGTATAAACATAGCACCAAATGGATTTGCTACATTCTCATTGAACTCTGCCATGTATTCCTGGCTGAATGCTAATTCAGGCAGATCACCTCTGGCCTCATCTATCTCATTGGGATCTATGTATGGATTGTCATAGGTAGACATCTGCCAGCTAGTCCATCCTGGATCACCTGATTTGCCCCTCTGCCATATTTTGTGAAAATCGTTTTTGCCCTTAGGTGTAGACAGAAAGAATGCATCCCCTCTATAGTCAGTCAGTGTAGGTCTGATTGATTCAGTCCATCTGTGCCATAGGTTTTTAACGAATGCAGCCTCATCAATGATGTTTCTGTGATACTTTCTAGATCTACCTGCCAGTTCATTCTCTAAACTCCAAAACTCTATTTTGCCACCTGTGATCAATTCAATAAACTGATGATCATTTTTCCTGGATATGATAGGCTCTAATGCATGCAGGCATTCATTGTATGTGCCATCTAGTAGTTTGTATGTAGGTGTGAAATACCCTGCTAGTTTGCCAGCTATGGCAGTCTCAGATAGTAGATTGATAGCCAGGGCAGATTTGCCCCATCTTCGACCACATGATAGCACAGAAAACCTTTTATGGCCATCTACTACTTTCTGCTGATTGATGTGCAGTTCATTTAGGTGTACTGTCTTATCCATTATGCAAATATTCGTTTCAGAATTTCAATCACTATCCATGTGAAAGAAAACCCTATCATGAACTCTCTCAGATTAAATTTGAATTTCATAGTATTAGTGTTTCTTTTATTAGTCCATCCATTTGCCATGTGTTCTCAAATGCCAGAATCTATGCTTCAATACTTCACATACTAATTGAAAGAATGTGTCAGCTTCATAGATCCCTGCTTTGCATGTTAGTTTAAAATTTGCTTTCATGTTTTAGTTTATTTATTGATTAGTTTATAAAATAACCATTTGCAAAATTCCCATGCAGCTATTGAAAGAATGATGATCATTTCTAGTCTTTTAGTGTTTCTTTCTTTTCATACTTCACTTTGATGGTCACCTCTTTGCTGCCATCCTCCTGGATCTTTTCAGTCAGGCCATTCAATCTCTGTGTGATGGATGCATTGTAGATCCCTGCCATGCCACCTGCTATCTGATCCTCTCTGATATTTTTCCTTATGCGTGAACAGACAGACACAAAATTTGTGTACCTGCTTTCTCTATTTGCGAAATACTGATCTAGATCTGACATGTCTAGTTTGTCCATCACAAAGATCTCAAAGCCCTCCAATGTCAATGGCCTTTCCTTTTCTCTGTACACCTCTTTTGCTATGCCACCTACCCAGTCCTTTACTATCAATGGTTTGCCTTTTATCTCTTTTGCATATTGACAGAATAGCTGCCACATGATCTCAGGTGTCTCTATATTCTTAGGCCTGCCTACAGGTCTAGGTTTCTCTATTTTTTTAGTTACTTTTTTAGTTGCACTTTTAGTTGCTTTTGCCATACATAAATGTCTTGTTTACAATGTCCTGAAATTGTTTAAATGATAGACTGCTCACAAATGAATCCTCACCTGATACTATCTCTGTGTATTCTTTCCCATCCTGTTCATACCTGCATGCAAAATCTATAGTGAAAAACATGAAATCTACCTCAGTCAGTCTGGTGTAGGTAGTTTTGACATCTAAGTCTCTCAGCACTATAGTCTCATCATTGTGGCATAAAATAGGGATCACTACTGGTATCATCTTTCTAGTCTTTTAAAATTGTTTGTACTTTCGTATCTTTCTATCAATTTATTCCATACATCCTGGGCTTTGTTCAGCCCCTCATCTTTCATCTTTCTGTATTCTGTCTGCTGGCCTACATCATGTCCTATGTGATTGCTAGTGATGCCAGGGATGTAGTAATTGACAAAGCCTAGTTTGTTTAGTCTGTAGGCATAGTCAGAATCCTGCATTCCGTATGGATCATATTCCTCTGAAAAATATCCTACATCTCTGAATGCTGTGCCAGGGATCATGACATTTCCAAATGCTGTGAATGATCTATTGACTAGCACCCCATTGATATTTTCAGGTGTACCTGCATTCTCTACACAATGAATGCCACACATCCCTGTGTTTGGTATTGATGAAACATATCCTATCATTGTTTTAAGCCAATTGTCAGGCATCACTATGTCATTTGCTGCTGTGACTATTGCATCATGATTCCAGCCTTTCTCTAGGCCATCATTCAATGCTGCTGCTATTCCTTTGCGTTGGATAGTGATCAGATCAAATGGATGTCCTGCATTGTTTATGCTGTCCAGTGTCCTGGATGTATGATCATGCCTTTCATAGTCTAAAAATATGACTGCTACTTTCATCTGATGTTTTCTCCTATATATTTGGCAGGCACACCTGCATACTTTGCGTTTGCTTTCAATTCTGTTTTCTTTCCTATGAATGCTGATGCCCCTATCATGCATCCACCTGGCACAATTAGTTTCTGATGGATCACTGCATTTAGTCCTATGTTTGTGCCATCACCTATCACACTATGGCCACCTACTTTTGCCCCACAGCTTAATGTCACCCCATTGCCTAGCTGTGCATCATGACCTACATGGCTATGTTTCATCAAATAGCAATTCTCACCTATCACTGTAGGTTTTTCTGCACCTGAATCTACTGTCACCAGGCCTGTCAATCTAGCCCCATTATTTATGATCACACCTTTGTCCTCTTTCTCTTTGCCTTTCCATTCAGGGGCTGCACCTATGATACAATATGCACCTATGTAGACATTGTCACCTATTTGTACATTGTTCCCTATTAATGCTGTTGGATGTATAAATGTCATACTAGTCTAGTTTGCTTTTAAAGTGATCACAAATCTTTTCCATCTTTGCCTGGTAGTATGTAGCAAAGTCTTTGTAGCCCTCCGCCTTTTGCTGATAATTTACATATAGAATGCCTCTCAGTCTTTGACTGGGTGTCTTTTCTGTGTCTAGATCAGTTTTCAATGCATTGATCTCATCTGCCTCAGTAGTAGTGAATAGTTCCTCTTTGATTGCTGTGTAGCAGAATTTCTGATTCAGCTGGAATATCTCAGCTGCCTGTGCAGGTGATAGTTCCTGTGTACCTAGTGTGATCCTGACTGTTTTATCTTTTCGTGATGCTATGCTTTCAATCTGTGCTGGTAGTATGATCATTGTACTTTGTTTAAAATATTCTTTGCTTCATCTAGTGCTAGTTCCTGCATTTCATCTATGACTATCAAATCAGTCAGATTGTATGCTATTGTATTAGCCATCCCCTTTGTCATCAAACTCACTTGATTCATTGTATCATTATGCTCACCTGTTTTGCAGGTAGCTACATAGTAGCATTTGTGTGTTAAGATCTGCCAAATTGCTAAAAGTTTGTTTCTCATCTGCCCTGGCCTCTGTAGGCCTTTGGCCTGGGTGAATGTTTATTGAAACTCTTTTTTGCATGCCCCTGCTTTCTTTTCCCAAAACTTACTTTTATAATATTGCTGCTACCTTTTGCCATCTAGTTTGTTTTTATGCTTATCAATTAAAAAATCCATCCATTGTTTTTTGTCACCGAAATCCAGGTGACATTTTCTGCACAGTGCCTGTAGATTTTCAATCACATCCTTTGTGTTTGATCCACCCATGCCCCTGGCTTTGATATGATGGATGTCTACTGCCTTAGCCCCACAAACCTCACATGGTATGAAATCATCTGTATCATAATCAAAGTGATCCAGGTAGACTACTATGTGCTTTTTCACTTTCTGTCAATTTGCTCTAGCTTTCTGATAGCCCACTCAATCCCTGCATCACCGCCCCATGCATCCCACATCAATCCACCACATCCCTCAGAATATGGCACATCTTTATGCTGCTGATGTCTTTTGAAAGATGCCATCCTTGCTATTGTATCTCTAGATATTGGCTCTCTATTTGCTAGCTGGTTTGCCCTGGCTTTGCCTGTAGCTTCACCACATGATCCCCAGCCATTCTCATCAGCCCATTTCAATGCTCTTTTTGCATTGTTTGTGGCAGCCTCAGGATAGTCAGTGAATGAATCCTCTGCAAACTTACCTGATGCTAGTATGGCTTGCCACACCTCTATGGCTTTCTCTTTTGTGTCATAGATACATTCACCTGTTCCTACTCTCCATTTCCCATTTGTGCATTGTTTTACTGGCATAAACTTTTATATAATTGTTCCCTTAATTTATTTATTTTGTCCAGGTGAAAATTCTGAATACACCATTCATAGTTTGCCTCACCTAGTTCCTTTCTATAAATAGCATCATTTGCTAGTTTTTTTAGTTCCTTATACCAGTCTGTTTGATAGTTGACCTTTGCCACATAGGGGCAGCCGCTGTATGGATCTACATTGCTCACCAATACTGCTATTTTCTTTGTAGCAGCTTCTAGTACTTTTAGATTTGATTTCATGCCATTGAACTTGCTAGATACCAGTGGCACTACTGAAATGTCAGCCTCATTGTAGAAATTCATGTACTCCATAATTGGTAAAGCCTTTTTGACTGCACCTGGCATCTTTAGCCCACAGGTAAAATCATGAATCATTCTGTGCCATACCATCTTGCTGTACTCATTGGCAGGATCATAGCCACACAATGTGAAATGCATTTTGTTAACTAATGATTTGTCAGATAGAATCTTTTTGAATGGATTGCCTAGCAATGCCACATCCTTTTGATGTGTGATAGATCCTGTGTAGACTACCCTGACATTTTCACCTGGTACATGTACATCTATGAACTGATCTTTCCCAAATGGCAAAGCATTAGGGATCACATGTACATTCTGATTCATTTGACTGATCTCATATCTTAGCTTCATGTTTGTACAGGTCACCATGTCTGCTGCCTTAATATGATCAATGATAGGCTGTGCATCATATTGGTCATACAGGATATGCCATGGATCTAGATCCCAGTAGTCATCTACATCTAGAATCAATTTGAATCCATACTTTTCTTTGTATGCAATTAGATCAGTGATGTGACATGTAGGTATGTATCTATTGACTACTACTAGGTCAAATCCCTCAGATAGTATTTCATCATTGATAGTATCTGTGAAATAGGCATAGTCTTTTGCCATGTAGTAGATAGGCAGCATCAATCTATGATACCCCACCCCACTGTTTTGCTGTGTGATTACTAGTAGTCTCATTTCTTAATTAGGCTGAATATTTTTTGTAAACTCACAGCTGTCACATAAACTATGCATGCTAGTGGCAGACAGATAAAAATAAAATGCAGGAATTGTATTGCTTTCATAGTAGTAGTTTTAAAAATGTCACCCCAGGATTTCCCCCAATTACTATCTGGTTATTAATTTTTAATGTTTAAATAAATCCCAGGATGACAATATTTTTATTTCTTTTTTGCTTTCTTTTTTGGTGCTGGTGGTGTATGCTTAAAATCAGGTAATGAATCACTAAAGATTGGCTTTGATGCCTCTACTGCCAGCTGATGCAATTCCTCAGATACAGGCACTGTCACAGTCAATGTTTCAGGCTCTGCTTTTGGTAGCCCCTCATAGTAGTATAGCAATCGTTTGAGCATGTCAAATACACAATCACCACACCAGTATGTCAATACATAGCTAGGATTCAAATACAGGTGATAAATATGCTCATACATCTGTAGATCCTGAATAGGTATGTTTCTAGTGTAGCCTAATTTGACTGTGTCAAAATTGATCTTGTTAGTTTCTAGAAAATCAATGTGTTCCTGTTTCATAGGCTTTGTTCATTATTGTTTTAAGTAATACAGAAAAAATTGCTGCACCCATCATCACTATGATCACATCAGTGACATACATAGGCAATAGATACAGTGCTAATGCTACCCATGCAGGTAGACATACCAGGCAATTGAATGGCCTGAAATCTAGCTTCAATTTTTTGTGAAATCTAGCCATCTCAATAAAATAGAAACTGAAAAGGCCAGCAGCTAAAATGTTTAAAATTATCATATTACAGTTTTTATTCTTAGTCCACCAATTGATTTGATGCAGACATCATCTTTTGATCTGCCCTCAATCTTTTCTCTGATATATTCATTCACCTCATCCATGATGTCTAGTAGTGCATCCATGTCAGTCTCTTTGTTTATGTCAATGACTACATCTAGGCCTGCATGTATATAATTGCCTATCAATTTTTTTTGTGTGTTATCCTCTTTTCTCACTGCTTTTGAAAGTTTCTTTTTTACCTTTGTTACAGTTTTAAATAGGGATCTGTATGGTATTTTCGTGTCTCTGCTTAGTTTCAAAATATTTCTGCCATTGTCTGCATACAGTTCAAATACATTTTTCTCATACCAGTGCAACTCACCCATTGACTTTTTAACCTTAGAATCCATCTCATCATCTATCCCAGTGCTTTCATCTGCTTTCTCATAGTTATCACAATATTCAGTAAATGACTTTCTGAACTGATTGAAAAAAGTAGATCTGTCACTCTTTGCCATATTCAGCATTGTCCTGACAATAAAGTATTTCAAATACCCACTAGTCCACATGCCACACAATCGTTCATCATTCATTTCACATAGCACTAGGAAAATTTCCTGTCTTAGATCATCCTGCAGTTCTGTTGGCTGCATTTTGCTGATTGCCTGGTTTATGTCTTTGTCCAGGTACATCTGTGTGATGATCGTTTCTTTGTTCATAGGTTAGTTATTTGTCCATTCTTTTAAAATTACAGCACCATCACTTTCTGTAGCTATCAGGCAATGGCATCCTGATGTTTTTGCTTTGTTCATGAAATCTATTTGATACTGGCTCATTTTGTCATTGATTGTTTTCACCTCACAATAAACGCTAATTCCTGAGAACTTATTGTACCCAATGATGTCAGGTACACCTTTTAAACCATTGAATGTCCTGCCCTTGACAGCCAGATTGTTTTGCCTCCATACAAAACAGAATCTAGATTCTAGTGTTTTTATAGCCTCTGCTGTGATCTGTGATACTGTCAATTCTTTCATGTTTTCAAATTTGATTCAAAATTCTGATAGTAAAAAATATTTTACTGATTATTTTTTGCATTTGTTTGCATGTAGTTTTTCATTGCATCTCTGAATGATTCTTTTTCTGTATCTAGTGACATCCTGTTTGAATCACCAGCAGCCTTGTATTGTGAATGATGCTCATCTCTTTTGCTTATAAATGCCTGGTGTCTTTGTTCTCTGTAGACTTCTAGCATCTCAAAAAATGTAGGCATGTCCATACGATCATAGACTTTGCCATATTTGAATCTAGGCATACCATCCAAAAACAGCATGATGTCCTCAAATGCTAGCTGATCCTCAGCAGATGAATCAATCAATGCATAGGCTAATTCTAGCACCTGATCTGCATTCATTCCTACTCTTAGATTAAAATTTGACAATGCCTTTGTGATAGCTTTTGCCACTACAGCTGCAATCTTATCTGTGCCATAGCTTACAGCTAGTGCTGGCAGTCTGCTGCTCACAGGGATGTTCTCAATGATAGCCAGTGGCATTGGATTCCCTTTGTCCTTGTACCTGCATAGTTCATTGAATACCTGGCCAGTGCTACCCACCATGACTGCGTTTAAAAATTGCCTCGTTAAGCTGTTGGTCTGTGATATGGCTAACTCTAGTTTGCTGTGTTTTTGTATTTGCATTATTTTCGTTTTTAAGTTCAAATAAACCTTTCCATCCTTTTGCCATAGATTGACTGATGATCATGATTGCTGCATCTTCAATTCCTTTTGACAATGTAGCTAATTCATTTAGGCTGGCTTGTTCTGACTGTGGTGACCTGAAATTGAATTTATGTTCAGTAGATTTGTATGCTTTCCAGTTATTCCACCAATTCTCAAATCTTGCATTAGGCCATGGCAAAACTATATCAAATTCTATTTTAGATTTTTTGACTTTCTTTTTTTCAATTTTAATTAAATCTATATTTATATTTTCATCTTCATTTTCATTTTCCATATGTGATGACATATGTTTTTCATATGTAGATGATATGATGTCTTTTTTGCTAATTCTATTAGTTTTTCTGCTTAAAGTAAAGTTTTTTCGTTTATTGATTTCATCCTCTACTCTTTGATTGTAGTACAAACTGTTCTCATCTTTTTTAAATTTTGCGAAAATGTCAGAATCATATGTTTTACATATGTGCATCATATGTTTTTCACTTAGCCTGCCATGTAGATGCTGCATGCACAAAAGTCTGATGTATTTGCCTACCTGTTCATCACTCATAAATGCCACACCAGTGATGAAATCACTTGAATAAAATAGAAATGCTGGATCTTTTGCCATAGTATAAAAAATGCCCCAGTGCTGTGGATCGCAAAGGGGCAGGTTATTACAAACCAATAAACTCATGCAGTCATCCACTACTGCATGAATCGTGTTTCAAATATGTTTCAATAAATTGAAACTACAAAATAAAATTTGATATTTTCCAAAAATTTACTGTCCTGCCTGTTTCAAAATCTTTGCCCCTGAATGCAATATGTATCTTTCCTGCATCTACCAGTTCACCCCTCCTAGGTGTCACCCTATTGATAGGCCAGACTAGATGTTCAGCAATTTGATGATCACAGCACACACCTAGTTTTTCAATAGCATCTAGGACATCCTGCTGCTTATTGTTTATGTTTTGTTTTGCCTCTTTATATGCAGGCAAACTGGTTTGATAATCGTACATTTTAAATTTCTAGTTTTATGTCAATGTAGTAGCTGTCTGGTGTGCCTATTTTACAAACTTCAATAAATTCTTTCATCCACTGCCTCCGCAATTTCCTAGTATGAAATGGCCTGTCTCTGATTAATTTATCATTTTTATACAGGTAGATCCAGCCTTTTGTTTGATCATTTTTTATATTGTAATTCCTGCTTGCTGCCATTGTAAATGATTAAAGCCCAGTCATTTAGACTGGGCTAGTTAAATTAAAATGGTAAATCATCAAATGATTCAGTAGCAGGTGCAGTTTTTTTAACTGGTGCAGATCCTGTCTGCTCTTTTGCCTGTACTGTTTTAAGATTTCCCACATACTTTTTTGGCTCACCTGCATCTCTCTGCTCTTTTGTTTGGCTGATCTGGATGCTGGCATTATTCCCAAATTTGTCCGCTTCATCATTGATCCATACATTGATGTTCAAATAAGACTTTCCAGTCTTTTCAGATTTGTAGATCAAATCTTTTGGGATGTCCGATAGGCAGATACTGCCGTTTAGCAATTGGCTCATGTTTGTTTTATTTTGGTATTTGAATTTTGAATGTCACTGTACTTGATTTGATAGGTAGATCACCTTTGTGATATGTTTTTTCATGATCCTCAATGGCTTTCCTTTTCTCAGTCAGTTCAGCTATTTGCTGATCTAGTTCATCCCATCCTGGTAGATGGCTGTAGTCATATTTGACACTGCTGAACTCTGATACCTGGACACCATTGATCTCAGCTTTCTGCTTAGGATGTTTATATAATTCATCCATCACATCCTTGCTGATTTTCTCTTTTATCATCTTTGTCAACTGTTCCATAGCATTCAGCCTGATGGCTGTCTCTAATGCGTTTAAATTGCCATTCTGTACCTGTTCTGCTATAGCCTCAGCCATTAGATCCAGGCCAAATTTAGTGGGTGAAATCTCACCCACTCTAATGTCATCTAGTCTAGATAGTTTTTCTGATTGCATCTTTTTTGATTGTGAATTGTGATTTGATATTATTTTCCTCTACTAGCTTACTGTTCATGTGATACAGTGTGTTAAGCTGTCCAATGGTTTCACAGCTGTCTAGCACTAGCAATAGATCCTCAGCAGTAGTGTAGACTTTTCTAGCCATTAAATCAATTTCATTCAATACTGGCTCAGGCTCTTTCACTGTCTTTGCTACTACCTCATGGCTGTGATATTCAGTGTCTAGTTTTTCCTCTGTAGGGATCAGAAACATCTGCATCAAAGCATATTTCAATGCAGTAGACATTGCCTTGTTTGTAGACTTGTCACCTGAATCCATTGCCTCACCCTCTAGGACAGATTCAATGAATGATCCATCAATGGTGAAAAACTTAAACTGACATTTCGCAATGGTGTATATCAATGCCCCACCTGATTTTGTCAGTCTTTCCTCTCTCTTAGATTCTAGTACATTGCTAGTGATGAACACTGCATGTTTTTTGAACAGGGGCTGCAGTGCATTGTACATGTCATCAATGCCTCTGAATGAATAGCCCTGCTGTGCATTCTTTTTGTTTTTACCTATAGCCTCAATGTCTTGCATGATGCTATTGATTGCCTGGTAGATTGTTGGATTTGCCATTTGTTTATTGGTTTTCATTTGTGTATTTGTTATCTGGTAGAATTGTAGATCTCACATATCCGTTTTTCTTAAAGCCTTTTACTATGCTTTGTATTGTCATCACTGCCACTGGGCTGTAGATCATTGCATCTACTAGTTCACCCAGCAATTGATGTCTTTCATGTGGCACTAGGTCACACCATGTAGGTAGTTTATTATCCTGCATATTCTGTAGTAATTTTAGTGATAGAATTTTTGATGCCTTTGAATGGATCTACAAAGTGAATGACAATAAATTCATAGATGTCATGTTTGATAAATGCATGTGCCATCTGCCAGTATTGATCCAGTGAATACTCACCAGATTCCTGGCAATGATCACCATCATGATCTGACCAGTCATGCACCCAGCATAGTCTATCAGTTCGTTTAAGCCATGCCTGAAACTTATCTAGTGGGATGTGGCATCTGTTGTCTGTACTAAGGTCAACAGTCAATACATTGCAGTCTGTGTCTGCATTGTAGTCAATGATTTCAAATAGTGTTTTCATAGTGTTTTGTGTTATTGTTCTACTAAATTAGTAAAAGATTTTATACTAGCAAAATATTTTATCACTTTTTTTAAAAATATTTTTAGACTAGAATTTGACATTTGCCAGATCTTTGCCTAGTTTGGCTGCACATTTGGCCATGTACTTTTTTTCCTGATCTGTGAAATCAATCTCTTTTTTGTTCCCATCATAGCCCCTCAGTTTGTGATAGTAGTTTGTGATCCCTGGACAGTATTTTGTGAAAAACTGTTTGGCAGGTACTATTTTGAAAAATTCCTCTCTGCTCATATTGTGAATGTTTTATAGTTATCTACATCAAAGATGTCAGATTTTGTTTTTATTTTGGGCTTTGCTTTGACAATGTGTGCAGGGCTGTAGCCCATATCCCTGCAGTAGTTTTCAATGTCTCTGTACATAATATTTAAGACATTTTGCATTCTAGTGATTGGCTCATACATATAGTTTTGATCTATGTACTGCTTATCATATAGTGATATTCTTTTGCTCATGTTTAATTTTTTAAAAAAAGTTATACATTGCTTTTCGCTGTTTGATCTTTATGTGCAGCAGTTTGATGCAGTGCTTGCATTGATGGTAGTGTCCATCTATTGAATCCCACCGCTTGTAAAAATCATCTTTCAGCTTTGTCTCACCACATTTATTGCATGTTTTATAGGGGCAATTTTTGCACCCATTATGGCAGCAGTGTCCTCTGCTTTTAAGATACTCACCTGTGAATACCTTATAGCCATTCTCAATAATATAGTCCATTATTTGCAGAAAGGATCTTGCAATATAGCTAATACTGAAAATGCAGTGACCAGGATGATGATGGCTTGAATGCCATAGTTTGTTTTCTTTTTCATAGTGTGTTTTGTTTAGAAATCAAAAATAGTAAATCATTGTTTACTAGCCAAATCTTTTTTTAAATAAAAATGCCCAGCATAGAAATGCCAGGCCTATTACACTATGAAAAACAAAGTTTAGATATTTTCCTCTCTATAGATCTGCTCTATATGTTTAGGCAGTATGGTGTAGTCATTATCAAAATGACCAGGCATCACCTCCATCAGCCTTTGATTCTTATATGGACTATTGCTAGATTTGCACCATCTTTTGCTGATCACCATCCAGTTGTAAAAATATATGTATGTGTTTGCCTTTTTAATGTATTGCTTTTTATCTATAGGCAGTTTAAATTTCTTAATCAGTGACACAGATCTGATCTCATTGTCTAGTTCTAGATCCCTGCAAAGCCCTAGATGCAGCTTTAAATTTCGCACCTTTTTGCCCTCTAGCATGTCATTGAATTTCTCATAGGCTTTGCCATTCATGGCATTTGTCCAGGCATCACATTGTTCAGCCCACTGTGTGAAATGTGCAAATTCATGCACTAGTATTTCCAGGGCATCAGGTCTATCCATGGCACAGGCTAGCAGTGGCACAGTCTCATCAAAGAATCCTGCACATCTATTTTTTGCATCTAGTTTTAGATACTTTGTGTTTCTCAATTCGCACTTGACATCAAATGTCTTGCATGTGTTTTTGACATGCTGCACAAAATCTATCATGCTGGATCTTTTAAGATAGCCTCATCAGGTCTATCTATTTCAGATGCACTCACTCGCTGGCCACCTCTGACAGTACCTAGCAATCTTTTTAATTCTTTTTCTACCTCATAAACTTCCTGTAGCTTTTTAATCAGCCACACCTCTTGATCTACTGCTGTCATTTTGTTAAATCCTTTTGGTACTTTCATATTCAAACTGTATTAATAAATCAATGTAGTGTCTAGCTTTTTTTAAATCCTCAATACCATTCTTTTCTCTGTGCCTTAAAACATACTTGATCACATTGCCCTCTATGAAAGGGATATTGTTTGCATGTATGAACTCTGTGGGCTGGATCTTATATTTGGCATAATGCCCACCGCCTATCTGTGTCTCACTTGCTTTTTGAATTTTATTTATCCATTCTTTGTGATCTACTATCCATTGCTTTTCAGCCTCAGTAGCTATTGCATTGCTTGTTTTTTTCTGATCTTCTATAAATTTTTCTACAAATCCTGTTGCTTTCATGTTAGTTTATTTTAGTGCCATCATACACCACACCATTGTACAGGCATTTACCATCAATCACCTGGTGTGTTTGTGCAAAAAAGAATATTTCTTTGTTGACTGTATAAAAATGAATAGTAGCAAACCCATGCTGCCAGTCAGGGATCTTTCCTGTAGGGAAATACTCCACCTCTGTCCTCACTCTGCCACATCCTATTTCTAGCCATACATAGGGATTGTTTCTGTTTGTGATCGGTTTGTAGTTAAGTCTATGGCTATGCCCTGATGCACCACTACCCATGTACTCATAGATGTTTTTCTCACCTGCATTCTTTGACAGGGATAGGCCATGCACACCTGTAAAGATGTCAAACCAGTTTATGAAATCTTTGCCATCCCATTCAATGCCATAGTCAGCAAATGAAAGTATGTTTTGCAGTTCTGTAGATTTGTACTCTTTGAATAAAACAGCTAATCTAGCTAGCTGGCTTTTGCTGTTCATGTGTGGCTTTGTGATCCTCTCATCATGATTGCCTGGTATGAATCTGATCTTTGCATCAGTTGACAATCTCAAAGGATGCAGGATCTGCTCTTTTGTATATTCCACCTCTTTGATCTCACTGTACCCAGCCAGGATGCCATCATCAAATAGTTTTTTCTCATGCCTGGACACATAGGGCAGATCCATCAGATCACCCAATAGTGCCACCTCATCAAAATGATTTGACTGTAGTACCCTATTTATGCATCTCTGCACATTCAGGTCTGTCAGCCATCCATGCTCATCTGATTTCAGTAAAACTGAATAGATTTTTTTATCAGTCAATTTTTTTAACTGCCACCAGTTATACTCTTTTTCTGATAGTCTAGGCCTGTTGTTTTTCAATGTTTGCTTTCAGTAGTTTGTCACCCATTTTTAAATTAACACAAAGCCGTTTTTGTCTACTTTCCCAGCTGTGTGCAATGCTCTCAATTCATATATAGATTTTCCGAATGATTTTTGAAAATGTGGCATGTCCAGGAATTTCCAGTCACCTCCCCACTCATATCCAAACCGCTTAAATATCTGCACCACCTCCATCCAGTCTGCTTTGCCATCTTTGTCAAAGTCTGTTTTGACATCCCATGATGCTGTCTCAAATGTGCCATTCTTATCTTTGTCTACCAGCAGCACAATATCAATGGCCAGGCCATAGTTGTGATAGGATTGCCCACCTTTCGCATTTGTGACCTTATTACCAGGCTTTGTCCTGCCCTGGGCAAATAGTGCATCCTGTTCTGCAAAAGTCCTCAGGGTGTACGCAAAACGGCAAATGGCAGTACCTGTCAATGCAGCCAGGATTTCATCATACAGATCTAGTGCCTCATCCCTTAGTTTAGGGTGCAGCAGCTGAATCCTCTCTATTGTCTTTTGATCTTTCATTCTTTGTAAATTTTTCAAATGCAGTCACCCCAAACACAGCAGCTGAATACCAAAGAAATCCCTCAAATACATATTGTTTTGAATTTGGCAGGTAGCCCAGCACTATGGCATTGATGAATGCAGCTATGCCAGCAAATCTTTTGCTGCTGACTAAGCCATCATTAGATAGTAAATGCTTTAAAAATTGCATAGATCTTTTTTCTACTTATATATAGCAGAACACTGGCAATTATCAATAAAGCCCAGATCCAGCTGATCCTGGTGACAATTTTATCCTTTGTCACATTTCTTTCTTTGACTGTCACCTTTTGCCTGGTGTCAGTTAATATTGCCACATCTTTCTGTAGTGTGGATGATCCCTGACTTTCTTTGCTCTTTGTCTTTTTCTGCCTGATCTCTTTGATAGCCTGGGCTGGTATGCTCATGCTGTCACCTTTTAACACAAAAAACCCAGTGACAGAATCTTTCAATACTATCACCAGGTCTGATGTTTCTATTTGTTTTGTAGATGTTTGGCTTGTACTGTCTAGTGACACAAATTGTTTTGACTGATCTGAGACTACTGATGTGCTGTCTTTTATGTTTTTAGTGGCAGTCTTTTTGACCACTGAACATGATGTCAGCAAAAGTATCAGAATGATTAATCTCATTAGTCTCTGTCTTGTTTGTTTTGCAGTGCAATGGCTAGTTTGTTTATTGTGTCTAGGATATGATCTAGCTTTTTGGCTATGATGTCATCCTGTTTTTCTACCATGCTCACTCTGACCTCTAATTCTTTAAGTTTTAAACTTACTTTCACATAAATGCTGATCAGTCCTATTATGATCATGATGGCCTGGCCAGCCATGAATACTACAATGTTTTGTGTCATCTACTTAATATCTATCAATTTTAAAAATACAGGATAGATCTCATCAGTTTCAATGTCAGCTACAGAATCAATTGTCAAATCACCTGACCACAAAGTAGACACATCAATGTCTTTTTCTGCTGTCAATAGATCCTCTCTTTCTTTTGTTAAATCAGCAATCTTTTCATTTTGTATTGTGATCATGCCATCCTTTTCCTCACCATACTTTTTGAATAGTTCCTGTTCAGCCTCAGAATACAATTTAAACTCAGCAGATACTACAGCATTCAATCTCTGTAGATACAGCTTTGTTTTCATGTTTGTTTTTTGTTTCATTAAACCCTGACTGATGATCTCTGATGATCCATCTTTTGATTGCTTTGTGATCCCATTTAATTCATAGTGTAAAGCCACTATTTCGTGTAGTTTTAAATTCATGCTTTAGTGTTTTTTATATATAGTGTTTTTTAGTCTTTTTACTATTTTAGTTTTTGTTTTAAATCTTCTATCTGTGCCTGTTGCTCTTGTATTGCTTTTACTAATGAAACATAAATTCCATCTTTTTCAAGTCCTAATCTAACAATTTCTTGTGTTTGTAATTCTTTATTAGCTGCTATTGTAAATTCTTTTACTAACTCTGGAATGACAATTTCTACCTCTTGTGCTATAAATCCATATTGTTTACCTTGATTGATAGTATCATTTTTCCAAGTATATTCAACAGGTCTTAATTTCATAATTTCATCTAACCCCCAAGATATATCTGCTATATTATCTTTCAATCTTTCATCTGATGGATTTGTACTTGTTAATGTTCCAGCATTTGAATAAACTAAACCAGTTCCTAATGAAGTAAAGGTTGCTAAACCAAATCCATTAATTGACCAACCTTGCACTCCTGCCCTATTTGTACCAACTAATTCTGTATTATCGCTACCTGTTGAACTAATGCGTCCAATAATAACTTTTGCAGCAGTTGATGTTGTATCAACAGTTAAATCTCCCCTTGTAACTGCGCCACCTGTTCTACCCGCTTCAAATGCACCTGTAAACAAAGCTGATCTGTTAATTTTAATTTGTCCTGAAGCAACGGGATCAATTTCCAATTCATAAGCACTTGTACCATTATTCCAAATACCAAAAAGACCACCTGTTACTCCTAATGTGTATTTTCCTGTATTACCACCTGTATTACTTAATGTTATTGAAGGAAATGAACCTTCAGCATAAAAATTATTTGCAAAGCCTGCAGTATTACTTGGTGTGGCACTACCTGTTATAAATTGTGTTGCGGTTACACTATTTACAAAAGTTGCAATACCTGATTCTAATATTGTTAAATTTGGGCCTGTATTTGCATTTTTTTGAACTGTAAAATCTGTTGTGCCACCATATATTAATAATCTGTTAGCAGTATGTCTTATGCCGACACCGCCTGTTGGTGCGCCACCTGTTGCATTACCACTAATTGATATTAAGCCACTTGTAGTTGAAATTTCACCACTGAAAGATGCAGTTGTTCCACTTAATGCACCTGTAAGTGTTCCACCTGCTAAAGGTAGGTAAGCACTAAGGTTTGATGTAAGGGCAATAGTACCTGAAGCGGATGGGAATGTATAACCATAATTTGAACTGGTTGTAAAATTAAATGAAATAGTATTACCAGCACTTAACCCAAATATTAAAGACTCAATAGTACTTCCAGTTGAAGATGTATTTAAAGTAAAATACGTAGGGGTTGATGTAGTACCAATATTTTGTTTTAAAGCAACATAACCTCCATCAGTAAGTATTCCGCTTGATGTTCTAACTCTACCAGTAAGAATATTATCCGTACCATTCCATTGGTATCTAATATTACCAGCACCATCTGCTAAAATAATATTATTTGAAAGTGAACTTGATAATGTTAGTACACCACCTATGATAGTATTATTAGAACCTGTAGTTATTCCCCTTCCTGTATCATATCCTAAAAAAATATTATTTTGTCCACTTGTTAAATCACTACCTGATGAAACACCTACTGATGTATTAAAAGAATGTGTTGCGTTAAATAAATTAGACCATCCAATAGCAGTATTACCTGTGCCTGATATACAATTTTCTAAAGTATGTGCGCCAAGTCCAATATTGCTATCACCGCTAACTAATTTTAATAGTGAATTCATACCAATAGCAGTATTATCATTTGCAGTAGTATTAGCACTTAATGCACCATAACCAAAAGCTGCATTGTGTATTCCTGTTGTATTACTTTTTAATGACTCAAAACCAAATGCACTATTTGTACTATTATTTGAACCTGCACCCCTACCTACTCTTATTGAATTAACTGTTAAATCATAAGCACCTAAATTTACTGCACCAGTTGCACCTGTGTATGGTACATAGGTAGATGCTGCATTTGCTATTGTCAAATAGGTAGATGATGCACTAGATGTAGTCAAATATGTGCTAGAATCTACACTACCATCTGCTTTTAAAAATTGGCTAGATGTGCCGCCTGTTTTGACTAATGTAGTAGCTTCTAATGTTCCTACAAAAGTAGCAGCATTACCAGATCCGCTTGTTTTGTTTATATAAATGCCCTCACCATTGCCACCCTTTGTGATGTTCAAAGCTATGCCGCTGCCACTTGAATGATTGATAGCAAATGTATTACTACCCCCACTTGATGCAAAGCTACCAGTTGCACCTGTAATCACATCAGCAGTCAAATCAAAAGTACCCAAATTCACATTTGCAGTTGCACCTGTGTATGGCACATACCCACTTAAATCAATAGTAGCATTCACCCAGTTTGATCCGTTGTATCTTAGCACCTGATTATTGCTTGCACTAGTAATGATCACATCACTCAGCTGTGTCAATGTGTAGTCACCCTCAGCAGGTACTACTGCACCAAATCTGCCATTGAATGAAATCACCCCTGCACCTGTCAATGTTTTTAAATCACTGATGGTAGTCTTGTATAAATATCCAGTGCTAGGATCACCCACCGCCATCAAATCTGAAAGTGTCAGGGTAGCCCTACTGTCTAATTCGTTTATTTTCTTATTTGCCATGCTTATAAATAGGTTTAACTAGGATATTGGTATGATGTAGGTACTTGACATCTGTCAGATGTGAATGGTAAATTCAGGCTGATGTCAGCTTTCCATGCCACTAGATTGTCTGGTGTGTCCTCAGTGATAGGTGTCAAATTCACAGTAGTATTCATTTCAAATTCAAATTCATTGTACATCAGCTGTGCTAGGATGTCCTGTGCTACTGATAGCATATCACTCAATGCCTCTGTCTCATTTACTTTCTCTGCTAGCATTCTATCAAAAAAATACAAACTGAAATTCAATGTCAATGTCCTAGTAGATATATTGCTAGGCACTACATCAAAGTACATGGCAGGATAGATATTGTCAGCACTCTCACCTAGAAACTCATCAAAGTCACCAAAATAAACAGTGTTAATTTGTTGGTGTGCCTCTGCTATTGCTTTTACTTGACTTACTATTTGGTTTAATGTCAATGTTTTTGCTGCCATTTTTTGTTTGTTTGTCTAGATAAACTTTCAATTTATCCTGGTTTTTTCTACTATATGTTTTATTCGCCATCACAGCATCTGTTTATATTTCCCTGATATTTTTCCTCAAATGTCATATTCTTTCCACAGCAATCATCACCCAGCCAAATGCTAGTAGTGTATGATTGATTGTCTGGCAGGATCGTGTCTACACCGTTCCCTGGATTGTTATACAGCGGAAATAGTACACTAGTAGATGCCTGCTTTAAATATTTTACCAGTCTTTGTTTGTAAAATTCAGCCCTTGATCTGTATCTGTCTGCTACATCAATCATGTCCTGTGCAGATGGTAGATCAGTATTTTCACTGCTCTTTCTCACCACACCTTTATTGTAAAACTGATAAGACAGCCCCATTGGCAACTCACTCATCACATAATACACCAGGCAGTTTGTGATATATCTATCAATTAGATCAGCTTCATTTGCTGTCAGATTATTTGCTGCAACACCATCCTGCAATCTGTCATACAATCCTGTGCCTAATGCTGGCAAAATGTACATGTCCTGTGCAGTCAGGATCTCAGGCAATACTAGTTTTTCATCTACATTTGCATGCAATCCTGTTCTTTCCTTTATTGTGTCTACTGAAATAAAAAGTATATTTCTGCTCATTGTTCTTATTTTTTAATTACTATATTACTCACCCATGTATGTCTGCATGCAGGGCTGTGCTGACCTGTAGGCATTGTCCACCATCCACCTCTACGATCAAAAACACTGTAGCCTAGTCTAGCAGTGATCTGCTGAATGTCTGATCTGCTGTACACCTTATTCAATGCCATCAATCTTTTGCAGAATGATCTAGATGTAGTAGAATCTGCCACTGCACCCACCCTTGCTAGTTTCTCAAAATCCCAGTCATATTTGTAAACTACTTTGAAATTTGTAGTCTGTGCAGGATCACCTGGTGTCAATCTACTTAATGGTTTGACTGGCTGTCTTTCAGTGATGCCACCTACTACCTTTTGTTTTAAGATCCCAGCCTTGTCTAGTCTTTCCATCACTTTGATGATGATAGCTAGTTCAGTCTTTGTCACATCAGCCAAAACCTCAGGTGTGATCCTTTTATCCTTAGTCACCAAATCAATCACATTCTTTTCTAGATCACTCAATACCATATCAGCAAATTGCATTGACATTATCTCATTGTCATCCATTGCCTCTACTGAATGGAATTTCACATTCTTTTTTTTTAATGTGCTATAATTATCTGCATCTTCACCAAACTGTGCAAAGATACCTATGACATCATCCTCACTAAATTTCAATGCATGTGTCTGCTCATCCTCACCTAGCCATGTGTTCACCTCATCATCAGTCAAAGCATAGCCGCCTTTCAGCATAGCTGTAGCCTGATCCCTGGTGATTTTCCCTTTCACATATTCTCTGATGATTCTTTGCATGTTCTGCCACTCTCTGCCTTTCATGCCTTTCAAATGCTCATTCACTGACTGATCCTGTGGTGCTACTGCCCCATCAGGTACTGGCAAATACTTAGATGCATCAATACCCATCTTTTCTAAGATCCATTCTTTTGGTGCTACCTGAGCAATGATATTCTCACTGAACTCAAAACTGATAGGCTCTACAGGCTGAATGTACAGTTCCTGTGTCACACCTTTCAATCTAGCTAACATATTAAAAATGCTTTCTAAAAATTGCTGCTTATCGTTTACATAGGTATTTTTAAAAATCTCATAGCCATCTCTCATCTCTGATCTGCTGCCTAATTTACCAGGCTCTGCAATACCAAACAATGCAGGTGTAGTGATCTGATGCCCTGCAAAGATGTTCTGCTGGATCATTGTATCTACTCTGCTGAAATCCTCTTTTGTCAAATCTGATGCCCCTAGATCCTCAACAATAGGCTTTCTGTCTGCATTCTGCACAAAGGATAAGATGAACTTTTTGCCATCAGATCCTGTGAATCTATTTTCAAATCTCTTTTCAATGTTTCTTTTCTCATCAGGTGTAGGCTCACCATTTGGCAATGTGATCAGTTTGCTAGCAGAAAACCCTGTCTGTGCATTTCCTAGTACATGTCTAGATACCTCAATGTCTGATTCAATAAAATTCAATGCCCCCATGTAACCAGGTAGTGCATAGGTTTCTAGTCCTGGCCTGTATTCCTTAATGTACAAAATCTGCTTTCCTTGTCTATTCTGTGTATTGAATGCAGGCAGCACAATCTCTTTTTCCTTTCTATCAGACCAGTCCTGCTTGTACCAGAAAGATGTATTGTCTTTGTTTGATCTGATCTTTGTGTAGTCAATATGGCCTATCTCAGTAAGCTGTCCACCAAACTCTGACCAGATCACCTCTAAGTATGCCCCACCAAAAACCTCAATGTCAATGTCTACTTTTCTAGTCAAATCATTTAATGATTCATCAAAGCTGTTCACCTTATTGATAAATTCCTGAGCAGCTGGATCAGCCTCTTTTGTAGCCCACCCATTGCCTATGATATAGTTCACTTTCCCTCTTACAATAGCATTGTGCTTTGCACTCTTATTGTATAGACTTAAAAGGTAGCCAGGATAGTCATTTCTCTCTCCGAACTCTATATATCCGCTGCCCTTTTTTTCTCTGTACTCAGGCTGTCTAGCCTCAGCAAAATTCAATATGATTAGATCGTTTGTCATTATCTTACTATGTATGTATTATTCGTTGAATATTCAGTGAAACTGAAACTGTCTGTATCTGACAATCTCATGATGCCTGTTTCTAGTAAACCAGTAGCCAGGGCTGGATTCACATTTGTAGTGCTGCTTTGCTCATAGATCATGTATTCCCATTCACCTGCTAATTCACTAGAAAAATGTGTCACCCCATTTATGCTGAATTTATTGTATCTGTCTTTGTATTCAGACAGATCAGCTGCATTCAATATCACAAATGCTACTACATCATTGCTAGATCTTTGTTTAAAATAGAATAGATAGTTTGGCACTGATAGTGTTTGCTTTTCTGTCAGTGTTACTATCACCTGATCTGTATGTCCTTTTCTTAGATATATCATCATTGATAAATAGCATCTGCACTGACTTTTACCACAATAAAAAAGCCAGCCCCCTTTTGAGAGACTGGCCGACTACCTACTATTTGAAAACCACGAAAGCCTAAGCTGTCAGTGCTGCAATGATTCCACTAGCTACCTCAGGTGCTAATGCTTTTTCACCAGAACTGAATGTCAAAGTGTAGCCGTTTCTGTCTGCCTGAGCAGTACCAGTTGCACTAGATCCAGCAGTCAGGTCTAAGCCGTTCTCCTTTCCTATTAACCAGTATTTGCCGTTCGCATCTTCTACTACAGCCAACAAATTGTTTTTAGCTAATAACAAGATTTCATTTCTTGTATTTGCTTGCATCTTGTTTAAGACTACAGCTAACTCCTGAGCATAGAACACAGTGCCATTTTGCACATTTGCGTTCACATTTTCAGTCAATGAACTGCTTTGCTTTACAAGCTGATATTTATAGAATACTTTGCCAGATGCTTTTGTGATAGCTGTCACTACTCCTGATGCCTCAGCTACTGCTGTCACATCACCAGCAGCAATAAACCAAACAGCTTTAATGCCGCCTATGCTATCCTTGCAATCTAGTGTATATCCCTGTGTTAATGCACATGACATATTTTGAATGTTTTATTTTTTTTTAAAATAGGGCAGTAAACCTAATTACTGCCCTGTATAATTATACTGTGAACTTTACGATTTCCGCTGGGAATGCAAAGTTTACACCCATTTTGAACTCAGATACAAAACGCACTTGATCAGCTTCTTTTGCATAGAAAATTTCAAATCTTTCTTCTTCATTCAATAAGTCTGTACCAATGAATAAATTAGAAACTCTCATTGAATAGATCTTGTTTGTTCCGTTCAAACCTTGTACAGCAATCACCTTGATAGATGTACCTGGCAATACGAACTCAGAATCAGCTTTGCCATCATATGAATAGCTGAACATGTTTGCATTCTTTAATGCAATTGTGTAAGTTCTGAAAACATCCATACCACAGAAAATTGCAGTATCATCCTTTGCTACTACCTCAGCTGGGATTGCTTTATAAACTGCATCAAATACAGCTATAACATTTGCAGCAGTGATTGCAGTTGCAGGTGTACCGAAATAAGTAGTAGTGTTTGCATCTACAATAGCACCGCCAGCAGCAGTTGCTAATTTGATCACACCATCAAACTTGTTTAAGTTACCATTTGCAGATGCTGTATCACCTTGCCATAAACCGATTTCTAATTGACTAGCAATTTTTTCAGTTTTTCTAGTTGAATACTCCTCAGCAAATACTACTGAATCATATTGAGATCCAGCTGGTAAAGCCTTTTGCAAATATGTTCTTTCTAAATCTTTAGGACATAAAGCCTCATTTACTTTCATTTTACCTACAGTCACAGTTCTTTGTGTGAAAGTAGTAGTACCACTTGCATTGAAACCGCAAGATGATCCATCCTGAAAAAATGCGTCTGTGTCCATGATGTTAATCTTTTCGCTAGATTTAACACCTACCATCACATTGCCCTGTGATTTGATTAAGCTAGCAGTTTTGCTACCTAATACAGATGATGCTACTAAAAGGTCTTGATTTTCCTTTG